TCAGTTCCGCGCCGGTCGACGCATTCATGCCTGTCATAACTGACTCGGAGGAACAGCCTGCATCACCTGACCTGCCACCTTCACATTGCCTGCGACCTTCAGGTCCGTCGTGATCTTGCCATTGAGAGCCACATCGCCGTTGATGGTCAGGCCACCAGTTGCCTCCACGACAACGTCACCAACTGCCTGCACTGTGAGCTTGTGGGCTGCGCGGTCGTAGGTGATCGTCGTACCGTCGGAATACTTCGTAATGCGCTGGTCCGCGCTGCTCGCCGGCGCCGGGTTACTGCCAGAATAGAGCGAGCCCAGGATGACGCCCTGTGACAGACTGCCACTCGGACAGAGGATCGCCACATGCTCGCCGACCTCGGGCGCCCACCATGTAATGTCTCCGCCCGCGCGCGCTATGAGCCACGGCAGCGCTGCGGTCTGGACCTCGCCCACTTGGACAGTCGCGAGAGCGTGTCCCAGGTCCACAGACACAACTAGGCCGCGGTGGATCAGGTTCGAAACCTGAGCGCGCAGCATCGCCGTGTCCGGATCCGACAGGTTGCCTGTACTGGCGCCCCGCTGCAGCAGCAGATCAATCATGGGCCAACGACCTCGACATAATCCGCTACGTGATCCGGCCCGATGTCCGGTGCGACGCCGACAAAGACCTCCCTCACCGGGACCGCCGGAGCAGGCGCCACCGTGATTGTCTGCGTGTAGTACGTGACGCTATAAACGAGCTGCACCATCGCCACGGAATCGACGCCGCCAGGCTGGAGAGTCACAGTGCTGCTTAGCAGCAGCGACTTCGAAGCCAGTTCACCCAGCGTCGGGTCGGAATCCATAAAGGCTTCGATCTGGTATGCGAGCTGGTCCAGTTGCCGGTCGATCGGCACTCCCGAGCGCGGCATATCCATGAGACCGGCAATCGCGAGCGTCAACTCGCGGGTCAGTCTGCCCGGGCTGTCGGGATCATTTGATACCCACGAGCCTTTCGCATCGACGTTTTCACGGGGTGTATGCACGAAGATCGCCGGCGACCAGTTGTCGCCGACCGGTTCGACACGGTTTGCGAACACGTTCGCGCCGGCCAGGGTCGCTGCACTCACCAGCCCCTTGGCAATGTAGTCCCGAATCAGAGACCGTGGATGGTCGGTAGGCATTAAGGTTGCTTCTTCAAGAGCACGAGCGCGCCGCCGTTCTTGTTGACCAGGTCGCCCTGCTTGTCCGGCTGCACGTCCCAGATCGCGTAGTTCACGCCGTTGACAGTCACTGTGTCATCCTGCACAGGGCCCGCCGTGCCGGCGAAGTCCGCCAGCCGGACGCCCAGCGCTGGGTGAACCGTCGTGATCGTGCTGCCGTAGCTGTCGAGCTTGACGTTTTGGTAGGCGGCGTTGAAGTAGCCGGACACGGCGAGCGTGGCTCCACCGCTGAAGGTGTACACGCAGGGCGTACCGAATCCGATATCCGGATCAAGCAGCGTGTCCAACATGTCGTCAACTTGGTCTTGCCAGCTCATTGCAGAAAGCGGGAGCGGCCTCCAGCTAAGAGGGGAAGCGGAGGAAATGCGCTCGGAGCAACTCAGATTTTGGGCGCCGCATCGGGCACAAGAACGGGTTGGCGACTATACGCCCATGTGGATCGTTTCCGGATGGCCGAGAACCCTGGAGCAAAGTGGGGCCGACAATGCAGACCCAAACTCCGCATTATGGTTAGTCTAGTGGAGGCAAGGGCTTTTCTATGGTACTCGGCAGTCTGAACGATCTGGCGCGGTTTCTTAAGGACAGTTATTGGGAGTTGGCGCAAGGCGCCGAGTTCATCCTCGGCGAGTGGTATTGCCCGCGTTGCGGCGGAATTCGCCGGATGAAGGCGCGGGCGGTGCATTGCAGGTCCGAAGAGCTTCGCCCCTTGCGACCGCCGCTGCCTCCCCAGATCACCCCCCAGTTCGTGTCGCCCCCTCCGCTCGACCCCGGTGTGCTGGATGCGTTGACGCCGTCCTTGTTCATGCTCGCCTGCGTGCAGTGCGATGCGCGTTTCACGCTTCTGATCTACGCCGGCAGCAATGGGTCGTGTCTGGCTCTGCTGCCCGCCGTTGAGGGTGGGCTCGCGACGCCGAACACGCCTGCCGGGGTTCGCTATTATCTGGATCAGGCGGCGAAATCGAATTCCGTCGGAGCGAACAGCGCGGCCATAGGCATGTTCCGGGCTGCGCTTGAGTTTCTGCTCCTGGATCAGGGGTACAAAGAGCGGATGCTGGGTCCGAAGCTGCAGGCTCTCGAAAAGGGGATTGCTGATCGAAGGGCGCCGAAGTGGGCTCTCGACCTGGATACGGCGTTCTTAAAAGTCATAAAGGACCTGGGCAATTCGTCAATCCATGCCGAAGATCCTGACGTCTCCAAGCAGACGCAACTGGACGCAGACCTCTACATGCGTGTCGCGCAGACATTTCAGGAGCTACTGGATCTGATTTACGAAGACCCGTTGCGGAAAGCAAAGCGGCTCTCCGCTCTGCAGTCTACGGCGGCAAGTCTCAAAAAGTGACGTGATCGGTCCTACGCTGGCGATGCCATTAGTTTTGCTAACAAGCTCTCGACGGGAGGCGGCAGCCAGCAAAGCCGACTCCCATCGCACCCAGGCCGATCAATCCGTTGACAGTTCCCTGGGACAGTGTTCAGCTCCGCGTGGCTTTGGTGAGCAAGGCTGGACGAAGGCACATCGGGAGCGGATTGGACTGCGTGTGCAGATCCATGCCGCGATTGAACTTACGCGGCTCGAGCTTGGCGTAGATCGGCAGGCCGATCGTGTTCACCGTCTCGTTGAAGTCCGCGGGCGCGAACCAGGTGCGGAAGGTGGTCATTGTCCCCAGCGGGAAGAAGATGGCCGAGCCCTCGGGCACGAAGACGTGATCGACGCCGTCGCCGTCGCTTGCGTGGCCGAGGTATTCCTCGAACGTCACGCCAGCGTAGCGGAAGTTGCGCCGGTTGTCGGTGTCGAGCGTCTGGTTGGGCAAATCGGTGTGCTGGAAGAACTGGAACGCGGTGATCACGTCCGGATGGCGCGTGAAGGCGTCAAACCAGTCCGGCGCACAAAGGCAGTGCACTTCGCGCATCACTTCTCCCAACAGGTGCAGTTCGGTGTAGCGCTTGACATTGAGCACTGCGCTCTTGACGTCGAACGTGTTGCTCGAAAGTTGGAAGTTTACAACATTCTGCTCGATGCCAAACTCTTCGAACAGGTCGTAAATCACCGAGTTGTCAGCGTCGAGAATCTGGCCGCGCAGCGCGCCCATGCGCAAATTCTCGAGCGTGATGTCGTGCTTGCGGCGCGCCGTTTCGAGACGCTCCGCAACGACAGTCTCGAGCGCCTCCATTTCGTTTTCCGAACCGAAGGCGCGCAGCCCTTGCGTCTCCTCCGGCAGGATCGCGTCCTCGTGCGGGATGTGCGGAATAACGAAGGAGCGCACCTTGCGGCGCCCCTTGATCGCTTCCGTGCCCGGGGCGCCCACCGGCCGCGTGGGCAGCAGGTTCAGGACGCCGTTCTTCTCGTCTACGATCACGGTGCGGGTGCGAACACCCTTTTCCGTGAACAGGCCGAGCTCGTTGGTCTTGCCGTACATGTTCGGGATCACGTTGATTGCGTCGGTCAGCGCAACCATCGAGAAACCGTCAGTAGTGAATGGATTGATCATCGCCATGATGTGTGTGTGTCTCCTTCCGAGTCACGGCTAAGCAGCGTTACGCGCTCTGCCGGACCTGGATTCCTTTCGCGGCGAGTTGCGCCACAGCAGCATCCTGTTGCGCCTGGGTGATTCCGGCCGGCCAAGTCAGGCCGTACGAGGAAAGAACTGCCTCGCGGGCAATCATCGTGGTCTTCACCGCGCCAGCGGTGGCATCGGTGGTGAACAGCAGAACACCAGCGGCGTTCTGCGTTCCGTCCGCGGCCGCCAGGTTCAGCGCCACCACTGTGGCCGGAGCAACTGGGCCGACCTCGATCGAGAACTGATCGCCGACCACGAAGTCCGGCGCGCCATCCGCGATCACGAACTTGACCTGGGTCGCGAAGATTGCACCGACGGCGATCGTCCCGAGGCTGACACCATGAGGATCGAGGATCTGGAATGTGCCGCCATTGGCCGCGGCCACGGTGCATTTGACTACGTAGGCACCAGCCTGCGCGCCGGCCAGGAGTGGCGAGGCCGCATCCATCGTCAGAATGCCCTTGCCGGTGTTCGTGCCTGCGGGAACGACGGTCACAAGGTCGCCGGTCAGTGTCTGCTGACCGAGCACCGTGCCAGTGAGGACGTTGGGCTGGCCCGCCGCGAGCACGACCTCATCGCGGCTGAAGCGATGATCCACATGCTCCCACTTGAGCCAGTCGCCTTGATTGAACGCTTGAACCTGAACCGCCATCTATTAGGCCCTCCCTCTTTGCGCATTCATGCGCGCGGCCATCGCCTTGCACTTCTTCACGACTCCGGTCTCGGCGGGCGGAACGCGGATCTGGGTGCCAGTGTCTGCATTGATGGCCTGATCGATCTCGGTCTGGTCGCCGCCAGCCCGGGCGGCCATCAGCTTCTCCCGCGCCTGCTGCGGCGTCAGGCCGGCCTTGATGAACTGCGCGGTCAAGCCGGGCATGCCTGCGAGAATGCAGAGATCCGCGATCTCCGCGGCCATCGCCATACCAGCCTGTGCAGGTGCGGGGGCATCGTCAGCCACCGCAGGCTGCGGAACTGCGGCTTCGGCCCTGCGACCTTTCTTCCCGCCGCGCGGCTTGCTGTCCGGTTTGCCCTTACCGTTGCCGCCCGCGTCGCCGGAATCATCATCGTCGCCTGTGCCATCAGCGCCAGCGTCAATCTCATCGTCATCGTCGTCGTCAGCCGCGGCGCCCTTGCCGCCCTTAGCGTCCTTCGGCTCGTCGTCCTCGACCGGCTTCTTCCCGGCTGCGGGCGATGGTGTTGCGCCCGCCACTTTCGGTTTAGTCATCGTTTCTCCCTTCGTCGAACTCGGAGCGGACGCGCCCGCTTCCGAAACCTGTGCCATCGCGAGCTCGGCAACCCGCTGAGATTTGCCCTGAAAACCCGCCGTGTCTCCCGTTGTCTGCCGCGCGATCTCGTCGACCAGCGCTGCGTAGGCCACGTCGGTTGTCCCCATGCCGTCCGCCAGGCCAGCATCGATCGCCTGTTCGGCGAAGTAGAGCCCGGCTTCAGTCTCCCGGACCGCCTTGCGCGTCATCCCGCGATTGCGAGCCACGGCGTCGGTCAACATTCCGTAGCAACGCCGCCCTTCCTCCTCGAGTACCGCGCGTGCCCCGTCACTCAACGGTTCGTGCGGATTGCCGTCGATCTTGTGCTCGCCAAAGTACATGTACTCGTACTTGAAGCCTTGCTTCTTGTCGTAGTCCGACTGATCGGCGTGGCACATCACGATGCCCACCGATCCGGCTGCGGCAGTGCGCGTGATGTAGATCCTGTCGGTCGCGCTGGCAATCGCATACGCCGCCGAGCAGGCCTGCTCACAGATCGAGGTAAAGATCGGCTTCCGGCCGCGAGCGGCGTAGAATTCATCGACGATGTCGAACAGCCCCGCCACTTCGCCGCCCGGCGAATCGCAGCACAGCAATAGCCCACGCACATCCGGATCCGCGAGCGCCGCAGCGAGCTCTCCGCTCAGCCACTCATAGCTGGTCATGCCGCTCCACGGACGCAACCCGAACGACTTGCGGACGAGCGTCCCGCTGACATCGATCAGCGCGACGCCCTCGGGCGTTACGGAGTACGGCTTCCGGTCGCTTTTGTCCTGGTCGA